AGCTTAAACGCGAAAGGAAAACCCATTGTCAACACAGTGGACGATTTTAAAAGAGAAGTTTCAATACACGACTGAGGTAGAAACTGATACTCTTCCTACAGGAAGAACTTATCACACACCTGATGGATCATATCCATCTATTACTACTATACTTGGCAAAACTGCAGATAACGCTTGGTTACAACGTTGGATAGACAAAGTAGGCGAAGAAGAAGCTCAGAGAGTTTCAAAAGAAGCAACAGATCGTGGTACTCTAGTTCATGAATATGCCGAAAGACATTTTAACGGTGAAGATATAAGGACTGAATTAACACAAGAAAAATTAGATGTAAGACAAATGAGTCGTGACTTGATTAGGGCTACTGAACGCGGTATAGAAGAAATTTGGGGACAAGAACAAGTGTTGTGGTCAAATAAATATCAGTATGCAGGTCGCTGTGACATGGTTGGTATTTGGAAAGGTAAACCCACTATTATTGACTTTAAGACATCTAAAAAGAAAAAATCTACTAAACAAATTACAGACTACTATATTCAAGGATGTGCTTATGCAGTTGCTCATAACGAAATGTATGGAACTGGTATAAGAGATATTGCAATTATAATGACAATTGATAGCGCAGATCCAATTATATTTGAGCAAAATGCAGTGCCCTTTTTACCTTTATTAAAAAATAGGAGAAATCAATATGATCAATTGGTTATTAAATAAGTATTCAGATTGGAAGTTTGAACGCGAATTTCAAAAACGCAAAAAAGAGCTGACAGAGTTAGATCCATTTATATATGAAATACCCAGTGAAACAGAGGACCATCCTGGAGCTGAACCTACAAGGTATAATACATGGGAACATAAAGGTAAAGACATAGATTTTTAAATGACTCGTCGAATTAAAAAACCATTAAAAGACTTTTTTGAGAAACAATCTTTGACGGATGCTGAAAAAGACTTTATACTTGGATGTATAAATGCACAGAATAAATATCCACAACTTACGCATAGACAGTGGCAAATTATTAATGAGATTAAAGAGAGATATAAAAAATGTCAAAATATCCAGGAGTAAAACGCTTACCAAACGGTAAAATAGAATACAGAGGAACTAAATTTGATGGATTCAACAAACCAAAAAGATCAAGTAAACCAGACAAAAAAGGTATGGTGCTTGCAAAAGAAGGGGATAGAGTTCGCCTCATCCACTTTGGAGCAGCTTCAATGGGGCATAACTACTCTCCAGAAGCGCGTAAATCATTTAAAGCAAGACATGCAAGAAACATCAAGCGAGGAAAAATGTCAGCTGCATTCTGGGCTGATAAAGTGTTGTGGAACCCAAGACCTACAAAAAATGATGGAATTGCGGATTCGAAGCGTCCTCCAAAAAGTCAAAAACATACAAAAGGATTAAAAAAACGCTAATATGGAAAGGGATAAAAATGCCACCTCGTAATCACAATCAATGGTTAAAAGAGCCAAATGTAGAATATGTTAGTAGTGAGATTTACTCATCTCATAAAATTTTTGAACAAGAACAAGAGATGATTTTTAGTAAAGTATGGGTTCCAATTTGTCATATCAGTGAGATGCGTGAGTTAAATAACTTTCGCACAACAACAATAGCAGGTGTTGATGTTATTGCCGTTAACGAAGCTAATGGTGTTAGGGCATACATCAATATGGGTGAAAAAAGAACAAGTGGAACAATAGATTATATCACACCACATAAGGGAAAATTACTACACTGTGAAGTAAAACACGGTCAGATGGTATGGGTCACTCTAAATCCAAATCCAACACAATCTGTAGAAGAGTGGACTGCGGGTGCGTTCGATTGTATTACAGATGCTATTGAAACCGAAGAGTTAGAAGTTTTTCACTATCATAAAGCAATCATTGATACAAACTATAAATTATGGCATGATACAAACAGTGAATTCTATCATGATTTTATGCATTACTTTAACAGAGTAAGTGGCTTTAATGATGAATATTTTGCCAGAAAAAACATTCCATTTAAAAATGGACATGTTAATGTTAGCAGTTTTACTGTTAATTATGAAGAGTATGATGGATTTGAAGATCGTGGCGAATTATCGTTTCCTACCTTGCCACCAAATCAGTGGTATATGGTTGACTTGTTTCCTGGCTATAACTTTAACTTACGTGGAAGTGCTTACCGTAGTGATACAGTTACTCCTTTAGGACCTAATCGGGTGCTTATAGAGTTTAGAGGATATGGACTACGCAAAGATACACCTGAAGAAAGACGAACACGAATGAAACATCATAATAGTATTTGGGGACCATTCGGTCGTAACTTACATGAAGATCTTATAGGAGTTGCAGGTCAAGGCACAACAATGCGAGAGGGCACTGAGGCTCGTCATATTTTACATGGTAGACATGAGAATCAAACAATTCACGATGAGGTTGGTATGAGACACTATTACTCAGAGTGGGGTAAGTTTATGAAAACAAGTCCGACAAACCCTTTACTCAATAGAGAAGCGGCATGAGAAGAAGAAAAACTTTATCAACTGATGATTACGTCTCAATGAGAATTAAACAATTAAAAGAAGACAGAGACAAAGCTAGCAATCAGTATGATAAAATGTGGTATTCAAGATTAATTCAAGAGCTATCTTGGGTTTCTATTCGCGGTGAAAACTGTTCATTAGAATCATTAGAGGTGATATGATGCTTAAAGAAGAACACTATTGTAAAAATTGTGATCATCGGTGCCATTGCTACGGACCAGATTGTGAAAAATGTTACTGTGACACTTGTCAGTGTGGTAGAATAAACAATCATAATCAGGAAGATATTCCTGATTCATTTATTAAATCGAACACATAATCATGCCGACAAGCAAAACAATAAAATTCCATTTGGTAAAACCTTTACCAGACCAAATTATACTTCCTCCTGTAGCTTCTAAAAAAGTTGTTGCACCGTGGTTTAAAAACATTCATCCAAAAGTTGAAGATAAAACATTAGGCACAATATCTTCAGTGAAACGTTGTATGCCGTTTTTAGACGCAATGGCCGCTGGATATACCATGTTAATGCATATGGATGTTGTTATTCAGCTCATGGAAGATGGTACTATCCATTTACCTTTTATTGATAGTAAACATGAAGAGTTGATAAATCTTTGGAAGCCTATTGAAACTCATCCTTCAGTTCAAGTAAAAGGATCAGCTTTTGAAAATATGACTATTCTTAAATATATGAATCCTTGGGTTATCGAAACACCCAAAGATTATTCTGTTTTATATTTACCTTGTGTTAACAAACTAGAGTCTCCTATTATTCCTTTAACTGGGTTAGTAGACTCTGATGTTTATCATAACGTTGTTAATATTCCTTTTCTACACACTGAGTTAGAGCCAGGAGGCCCACCTGTGGTAATACCTGCAGGCACTCCTATGTGCCAAGTAATTCCTGTAAAAAGAGACAATTGGACTCAAAAAGTTACTGTATTAGATAAACAACATATGAAAACCATGACAAAACAAGTAAATGACATGGATCAAAATCGTGAAGATTATTATATGAAAAATCTCCATGAAAAGAAAGGATATAACTAATGAATATTGAAAAATTAAGAGAACAACTAGAAATTGATGAGGGAGTAGTACATGAAATCTATCTTGATCATCTTGGCTTGCCTACTTTTGGTATTGGTCATCTGGTCACTGAAAACGACCCCGAACATGGATTACCAGTCGGGACACCAATCGATGCCGATAGATGCATTGAAGCCTTCGAACAAGATATCCAAACAACATTGTCTGAATGCAAGATCCTTTACCCAGACTTTGAAGATCTGCCAGAAGAAGTTAAGCAAATCATAGCTAATATGATGTTTAACATGGGTCGCCCTCGTTTGTCCAAATTTAAAGGAATGAAAGCCGGTGTAGATGCTCGTGATTGGAATCGTGCTGCTGATGAAATGGTAGATTCTCGTTGGTATCGACAAGTAACTAAAAGAGCCGACAGGCTTGTGCAACGCATGAGAGCACTTTCATAAAAAAAATACATAATAAAACTGTAACATTTACATGCTATAATGCTTACAAATACGAAAGGTATTAATATTTATGTATCCTACAGTTTTTATTTCTGATCTTCATCTTGGCACTAAAAAATCTAAAGCTAAAACTTTTCTAAAGTTCTTAGATGAGGTTGAGTTTGAACAAATAGTTCTTGTTGGTGATATAATTGATGGTTGGGCTCTTCGCCGTGGTCAAAAATGGACTAAAACTCATACTGAAGTGCTCAGGAAACTATTAAAACTTTCTGAAACTCGTCAGGTTATTTATATCGCAGGAAACCATGATGATTTTATTAGACCTTTTTTAAAAGATCCCTTTAATTTTGGTAACGTAGAGTTTTGTGATCATTACATTTATGAATCTATCTCTGGTCGCAAAATATTTGTTACACACGGTGACAAATATGACTTTTGGATGAAAATACCTTCCGCCCCTATCAATCTGTTAGCTAGAATAACAGATTTTTTCTATCGTGAAAAACCCGAAAATCAATCAGTGCACAGATACATTCGCACTTGTTCTACTGAACGTCGTCTACGTCGCAAAGGTGAGCAGTGGGACGGAGTTATTTGTGGTCACACTCATCGTCCAAAGATTGATGATGTTTATATGAATTGTGGTAATTGGGTAAAAGATTGTACCTTTTTAGCTGAAGATTATGAGGGTAACTTCTCTTTACAAAATTTTGACATTTGAGGTGTCAAAAAATTGACACTGTCAGATTTTCGTCATTTTAATACATAAAAATTAAAAGCATTTGCAATTCTTAATTATTAAGTTATACTATTCATATGGGTATAAAAATTGCAATAATTATGAGCGCAATAATGGCTACGATGTGTGGAGGATTTTATTGGTACTACCAAGATTCTCAAGCTCGTATTGCTATTTTGCGTGAAAACAACTCTAAACTTGAGGTTGCGATTCAAACTGCTGAAACTAGCATTAATACCTTACGTGATGACATGGCTAAAGTGTCAGAACTAAACAACGAACTTCAAGTTTCATTACAAAAAGCAGAGGCTTACGGAGACGATCTTCGTAATAAATTAAGACAACTTGATTTAGTTGGTGATGCAATAAAAGATC